TTGGGCATAAAAAAAATAGGCACGCACAGCTTATTTGCCATGCGTGCTTAATAACTAATATTAAATTGTGTTGCACTGGTGCAACTTGGGTATAAAAATACCACCAATCTCTCGACTGGTGGCTGTTACTCTAATACTTTTTCAATTCGCTCAACTCTTAAATCTTCTGTTACTGTCCCATCTTTAGTATCAATGTCTGCAATAAAATATTTATCAGGTTCATAAATTTCTACTATGGAAGCTCTGTTTCCATCTTTTAAAAGAACTCTATCATATAATTTTATTTTCATCATTACCACCCCTATTTATCAACATACACAGAAACAAGCCTCTTATCATCACCATCTTGAATCCATGCTGTTAAAACTTTTGCTTTCTTACCATTCGGACCTGTCAATTCTAATATTTGCTCATATCTCATACCATAACCATTATCACCCTTTTCAATAAAGTTATCCTCCACAATATTATCTAAGATATTCTGCCTTAAATCTTCAAAATTATCAACCGTATATCCCAGTGCGCTCTTGAATGCTTTTGCCTTATCAGGAGCTTTCAATGGATTAAGTGAATATTGCGTAAACTTCTCGTCTGGCATCTTATTTGCAAATAGTTGTAAGTTTTGTTTTATTGTACCACTTTTGCCTACTTTTGCAACATTTTTAACTCCTGCCTTAACCTTAGCCTCTTCAATAACTTTTTCTATACCCCCAGGTATTTTCTGTCCTTTTTCCTTAGCAAGAAAACCTTCCGCGAATGCCTCATATGGACTCTCTGTGGCATATTTACTTATTTTTGCGGCTTCTATCTTAGCATTTGCAGAATAATGTGAGTTGATATCGTACTTCCAGTCACCGTTAATGAGCTTACCACCTAAATCCTTTGCACCAAATACACTTGATTTCTGAACATAATCCGCATTAGCATGTCTATGTATGAAATGACCATATTCATGGGTTAATGTATCCATGAGGTTCTCCCTGACTGCCATACGCTGTGTATTCAGCTCAATTTCTGCCTCAGCCTTATTGATAACTGCCTTTTCTCTTTCATATCCCTTTATGTTTTTATCTGATAATATCTTCTCTGCATTCTTTAGTCTCTCCTTCTGAATCTTTACAATTCCACTCTTTTCTCTGTACTCTATAAGAGAGTCTTCGGATTTCTTAACAACATCAGCATAGTTGTTAATATCATTGAATCTGTTAGATATATATATATTGTCATCAAGCCAATTATATGTAACTGTAGCATCTGGCACTTTTGACGGATTATATACAACACCTTTTGGCATAATGCCATATTTGTTCTTAAGCTTAGTTAATGCATCTTCCAATGCATCAACTGTATCAGGTGTCATTTTCTTGGATAACTTTATTTCCTCAACTGTGCCGGCTTTAAGGATTCTGTTCTGTGCCTCATTCTTATAAACCTCCTGCTTATCAAGCATATTGTTATTAAGAACTTCTACATGCTCCTGCAGCTTCTTTCTTTCAGTAGCAGACTGCCTTAATATTCTCATATCTTCATCAGTGCCAGTTCCATCAATATATACTTTCTTTTCAAGAGGCTTTTCTTTCTTAAGGCTGGCATTTATCTGTTTCTGCATATCTTCAATCTGACTCTTAATATTATTAATCTCTGTCTTGGCAGTAACTTTATCAAATTCTGAATGTTTTTTCTTCCACTCTTCCCTTCTCTGCTTGATTGTATCTTGATAATCAGAATCACTTCTGAGGCTTTCTGCTTGTATTTCCCACTGTTCTTTCTTATCAGTGTACATTTTCTTATTATCTGGATCCAGTGAAAACTCTGACAGTCTGCCGTACTGCTCCATCATTCTGCCTGCATACTGCTGCTTCTGGTCCTGCTTGTAATCTTCCTTAACCTGCTCAAGCTCTTTCTTGGAAAACTTGCTATCAGGCTCATCATCAAGTTCAGGGAAGTATGTTGTATGTACATCTTTACAGTTAGGATGGTAAAGCCCTGCTGCTATTGCCGAAGACATTAACGGATAATTACCATCACTTGCATCACCTCCACTCCACACATCATCTATGAGAATCTTTCCAACAAACGGAAGACATTTAGGACAGGCATTAGCACGCTTATTCATGATAACTGTACTAATTCCCCATGATTGTCTCATTTCGCCTTCTCCGGTCAGATATGCACGCTTGTTAGCTGTCTGAATTGCCATCTTGGCATAGTCTTTCATGGTATGCCTTGCGCCATTTGCATATTCAATACAGTTGATACCGGCTTTAAGGAAATCCTTTGTAGCCATATCTACAGCCTTCTCATATGTTCCTGCGCCCGTATTCGCATAGACCTGAGCGTTAAATATTATCTGTCGGTATTTATCCTCCGACATTCTAAGCATTGCTTTTTCTGCCCTGCTAAAATCTGACTTCGTTGCTTTAATCAGGGCATTAAGTTTTCTTGTATTGAGTCTGAAAAAAGCACCCTCAGCGCCTTGCGACACCTTAGATGCTTTCAACCCTTTCTTTAATGCTCTTAATATTTTCTGCTCCTGTTCTGTTCCACCTTCCTGCCTGGCTGCAAATATCATTGCATCAATAGAGTCATTTATGTTGCTAAATGACTTCGTGAACTTCTTTTTATTCTGTGCCTTATATTTTTCCAGAGCCTTAAGCTGTTCTACCTGCCACTGTGACCAGTTAAACCCCATATCTGTCTCTTCTGCTCTGTGGTTTGCAAGATTACGCATCATGGAAGCAATCAGCTCATCTTCTATAGCTTTAAATGCTTTCTCTATATCATAGTCCGTATTTAACATAGGCTACCTCATTAAAAGCTTTCCACTTCAAATCCATCTAATTCTGTATTAAGTTCCGGTTCTGTCATCTGTTCAATTCCCTGTTCTGCCTTAAGCCTTGCAACTTCTTCCTGTTTCCAGTCATCATCCTTAGTGTCTCCATACAGCTCATCAATGGACGCTTCTACACTCATAATGCCTCCCTGCTTGGCTTTGCTCACTGTCTCAACCTGGCTCTCAAAGCTAGGGTTCGCGTATTCACCAAATGTTACATCAACATCAATGTCCTGTGTTGCTGAATTATTAAGAGTATCTATCGCCTGCAATGTCATTTTTACAAGCTTCGGAAGAACCTTCTGGAGCTGATTTACAATATTATTCCTACTGTACAGCGTTGCTTTTTCCTTCTCCCTTTGTGCTTCTGCATTATCAAGCTTCTTTACATCTATTCCCAATGTAGAAGGGCTCATGATTCCCTGTAAGCAAAGGTCCAATGCTGTGATATATGTAGCAAGATACCCTTCATGTGGTATTTCACTCTGTTCTCTTTCAATCTTATAATTTGCACCTTCTGCCATAGGAGACGAATACTGTATATAAGCGTTGTCAAATGAATTTGGCAGCATAACAGCTCCATCACTTGGATTTCGAGGAAGTAAATTCTCGGGTATATATTCCTTTGTACGGTTATGTCTTAAGGCATCCATCCACTGGCTCCATGCTTCATCCAGTGCATCAAATTCATCTATCTTACTGTCATATATGCTTTTGCCTCTACCCTTGAACTTTGCTGATTTATAGAACATAAGAGGTATGGCCATCATAAAGCTTTTATCTTCCCATGTTACAGGTCTTAAACCTGCAAGCTCCGGCACAGTGCTGATATCACATTCTTTGTTATCTCTTGTGAGCATATATGTAATATAACCTTTTCCATACGTCTCAAGCAGAATGTATTCTTGATTCTTGACTGTATATACTGTCTTAAACACAACCTCTTTCACTCTGCCGCGTTCTCTTATTATCTCTACCCTGTCGCCGGGATAAAACTCTATTATTGGATACTGGCTTAGGTTTGTATCTATAGATAGCTTAAATGCTCCGTCTCCAATAATAAGCGTATCTGAGATTGCCTGCTTTACAAGTTCTGTAAAATCGTTCTCTTCCGCTATCTTATCCCAGTCTGACTGCCTGCTGCCAACATCTATCTCGTTCATATCTGCAACAACAATACTCGCAAGCATATCAACCAGCATTGCCGGTAATCCTACATGTATCTTTCTTATTGCTAATCCAGGAGAGCATTTTGCAGCCCAGAATCTTGTCTTATCTCCATCAATCTGATCATACAGCTGTGACAGCTCCTCACTTACGCCTCTGTACCATATCTGATTCTTAATGGCATTACCTTCAAAGTCGAAGATTTCCTGTATATTAATTATTCCTCTCTGTGCCGGCTGCACATGCAACCATGTCCTTATTCCATCTCTTATCTTATCAGCCATAGTATTAAATATGCTCACCTCTCTCACTCTCCTATCTGTTCTCTACTCCAACTTTGTCCCTGTATGGTATCCAGCCATATTGCGTACTGTTAACCATATGATCATTTCCATCTTCCGGCTCACAGTCTTTATCTTCCAGCCAACTGTATACCTGCAGTTCCCCTGTGTAGTTCGTGCATGTATCTACAACATAATAGCTTGGCTCTTTGCCCTTTTCGTCGTTAAAGGACATCCAGCCAAGCTGTAAGTTAATTCTATCTGTTATGGTTACTTTCTTATACGCATTGTTAAATATATACTGGCAGTCAATGTGTTCTCTCTTGTACTTGGCAAACTCTGTTATCGTTGCCTGATCAGCATTATCTATAAACACATTCTTTGACATTCCACCCCATTCTTTTCTGTTACGCTCCAGGAAGTCTATGTAATTCCTTACTGTATCACTTGGAGCTATTGGTATATCAAGAGCCGCATTGTTATATACCTTTTCATCCAGTACTATCAACTTGCCTTTGTTGGTTATTCCCATAAAGGACATAGCAATAGTATCAGGACTCTTGGTTGAATATGCCGTATCAAGACCGCTTGTATATATTACAAACCATTCTGTCTGCTTGTCGTCATATTTTCGCTTAATAAATGCCTTAGCCTGTTCCTTTGTAATAACATGTCTCTTGCAGAAATTAGAAAAGACAAGACCTGTAGCCTTGCCTCTTAATCCCAATATCTTGTTTTTATATATCTTGGTACCGGGAGGATAGCTCATTTTCTTCTGTTCTATCTTCTCAGGTGTCATAGATACGTTATCTTCAAATGTGAAGAACCAGTATACCCAGCCTTTAATAGGCTCACAGCCATTAAGGTCCTTCCATATCTCTTCCGGCACATCTGCCTTGTACTTATCAATCGGTCTTGCGTGATTGATGTACTCTGAATATATTGGCAGCGTAGGCGCATCCGGATTAAGTGTACCTACAAAGTATTCAGAACGTCCGAATATCTCTCGTATGAAGTCTATGTTAGCTGTATTGCACTCATCTACCCACACACATCCAAACTGTGAACCCAAGGCATTCTTCCACTTGCTGGCATTATCGTAACCAAGAATATATATTATCTTTGTACTGCTGCCAGTTTTGAATTTAATATGTGGAAGTTTATTTTCTTTATCGCCATTACCACAGTATGCCAAATTAGGGAATATCTGCAGTAGTCCCATATCTGCGTTAATGATATTCTTCTCGATAACACCTGTCGTATTGCCGGCTATAACATGCAGCTTCATATCTGATTCTGCTACATTCATGATAAACTTCACGGCAACTGTTGTTGTCTTACCTGATGCAGTAGAACCTTCAAGGAATTCTGCTCTTGCTGGTGTATCTATGTAATCCCAATACTTATCACTTAGAAGCATCAGGCTCACCCCTTGCCTTACGCTGAGCAAGAAGCTCTGCAAGCTCGTTCTTTACAGAATCATTAACATTAGCATCTATTTTCTCAATCGGATTAAATCCTGCTCTATCCATAATATCTTTAGCAGCCATATGAGCCACCATATCATTGTGAGAATCTAGCAATCTAATCTGCTTTCTAAATGCTTTTGGTGCAGCATACTGCAGATTAGAACGCATCATCTTATTGTACTCTCTCTGAAATTCCTCACAGTTCTTTTTCCACTCACATAATGTCTTCGGTGAAATGTTAATTGCCTCTGCTATTTTTTTGTCCGTCATGTCCCCTCTAACCAGCAACTGTAAGCATTTTATCTGTTTTGGCTTTAACATATTATCACCTGCCTTTTATTAACATTTATTAACATTTTCTGTTCTTGCATATAAAAAGGCACCAGCATTAAGCCAGTGCCTCATCAGGGGTATTTAATTAAGGAGAAATTATGCTTTACCTCATCCATCTTGTCCAGTTTAGATATTAACACAGACAAAACGAACAGAGCGAACAAACTTTAAATTTTTGATAAGAATCTTTCTACTGCCATTCTACAACTATCTGCTGTGTGGTGTTTTCCCATCTTTCTTGCTACCTGCACCCAGGATAAGCCTTCTATGTATCTTAATGTTATAAGCCGCCTCATTCTACTGTTATCAATTTCATTTATGCATTGCTCTATTAGATTAATCTGTGTATCTATCTTTTCTTTAACATCCATCTGCTGCCGCTGTCGCACTAAAAGAAGTGTTCTCTTCCGTGAATATGCCGGATAAGGGAAGCCTTCTACAACAAAATGTTGCTTACCCCCATTTCCACCTGTAACACTATCCTTTTCCGTATATCCTTCAGCTTCCATTTTATCCAGTTCTCTTTGTATCTTATCAATCGCAGCCTGTATTTCCTGTTTCTCCTTGACCAAATCATTGTACTGCTTAAGAAGGTCTTTTATATTGTTATTTTTCAAGTTATTCATCACCTCCCCTCTTCTCATCTGCTGTCTGTGAATATCTAATCTCCGGCTCTCTAGTCAGCCTGCCACATAAAATTACTCTGTTCATTATTTTTCCTCACTCTCTTCTACATAATCATCCCAAGCTTCATTAAGCACCTTGGCTCCATCATCGTCATCCGTAACAATAATCGTGTACTCGCCTACCTTAGTCGAGATAAATCCTGCATTACTATCTTTAAGCATTTTAATTAATGTATCAATTAACCCACTCATCTTTATTCCTCACTTTCCGGCTTATCACATCGCTCAAATTCGATAACCCACACCCACGGATTTGCATTCCAACCATAGCGGTCAAAGTCAGATTTCTTGATGGTACTGTCCCAAAGATACGAAAACGCATCCTTTGCAGTTCTAGGCATATCCTGCCACCAAGTACCACCAAAAAACGATTTTCTATTTTTATTGTGATAATCAATCCACCAATCATCAGTTACAGCATACTTATAAAGATTTCCATCCTTAGAGTATCCTCTTATACCCTCTGCTTTCGCCTGTGCTTCCGTTATCTCCCGCAACCGTTCCACTCTCACATCCGTAACTTTAAGCCAGATGCGTGCAGCTTCTTTCGGCATGTGGATGGATGGGTGCCATCCAAAACCAGCAAAATTTAGGCTTTCTAACTTGTATTTGTCGCAATCAGCCTTGTACATTGTCAGTCCAGCATAATCCATCCATGTTTCTCGGACATACAGAATATCGCCCGGCTGATACGGTGGCTTTACATACTTAATAGAACCGCCGCACTCATCAATGCCAAATCCAAAGCATCCTACCTCTTTCTTTTCTGTGCTGTCTGTAACAAAACCGAGCGGAAATGTATGCTTTCCGTCTGGCTGAGGCTTTACTAACCGCCGAGTACAACTCTTTCTCCCTTCCAGAATTGCTCTCACCATCTCGGTATGGAATAAAATAGGTTTAATTGCCATCTACTCCACCACCTTTCGTAATCTCGATTGCTTTATCAATAAAATAATTTGGGTCATAATCTTGCAATGGGTCTTCACATTCTTTTCTAAGTTCTTCCAACTGCTCCACAACCTTGTCTACATCATAAGCTGTCGGTTGCCTTCGTATTAATTCACACCACAAATCTACAAGTGAATCTGTACAATTTTTTCTTGTAAACTCTTCAAATACATCTGCGTCAATCAATCTCATTCTTCATCACTCCAATCTAATTTTTGACCGCAATTCCAACAAAACATTGTATTCTGCCGTTCGTTCATGTATTTTTCTAAACATACATTTCCGCAAGTAGGGCATACATAAGCATATACTCTTTTTAATACGCCTCTGTACGAATCGGTTTTTCTCGGCTTCCTTGGTATCTGTTTTTTAAGTGCCTGTACTGCCATATCACAAGCCTTTATAAAACTCTCAGCATAATAAAATTCTAGTATTTCTTCTGAACCTTTTAATTCCTTTATCCACTCTAATGCTTCACTCTCTTTCATATTATTTCTCACTTTCTAACAACTTTGCATTGTCAATAATGTTGCCGATAACAGAACATTCATCTAAAACCTCATAACTTTCGGCTGATAGTTTGTTTATCACTTGAAAAGAAATTGTTCCCTCCTGATAAACATCTCTCCATCGCACCAGAAGTAATCTTCCGCCGGCATGTAGTTCTCTATAACGGTCTTATTGTTACATGTATACGTTCCGTCTGCTGCCACACTCTTAGAACATTGCTCACAACAGGTATACTCACATAGGTGTTTATGTCGTCTTCTTGACATCTTCGCACCTCTCAATCTTAAGTATCTCGCCAAGATCAGCTTCGTTATTAAGCTCATTTATGTATATTACAAGGCTGTTATCTCTTTCTATCTCTACCGTCCTACCGTCTTTCTTCGTTACTTTCCACATACTTTTTCCTTTCTGCTGCCATCTCTATTGTATTTATCCGCCGGCTTATAGAATGGGCAAGGCTTATCCTCCTTGGCGCAATACAGTTCTTTAAGTCCTTTACAGTCTCTCCGCTCAAGATTAGCCATTATACAATCTCTATTGACCATCATTACTACCTCCCTCAAAAAGTCCCTTTAATATTGCATTAGCCAATTTATCCAACTTTTCATCTATTTTTCTATCAAGGTCTTTCGATACCTCTTCCTGCTCTTTGTCTGTTAAAAGTGCCAGCTCACAGGCTTTCTTAATTCTTTCTTCAGCAAATACCTTATCAATACCTGTATTAAGCATTGCTCTATATACAGTCTGTATTGCTGTTCCTAATTCTCCAACAAGTATTACCGGTGTTCCTTTTATTTCAATTCTATTTTTATCACATTTAATCATAATCATTCTCCATATTCTGTATTTATGCGGTCTATAAAGCCTTTAAGTGTTCCAATTCTTCCGCCAATGTAACCGCATTTATGCGTGCTGCTTCTATTCGCATATTATCCGGTGTTATATCAGATGTGCTGTAATCCTCGATAAACAGGGCAATCTTGCGATGTGCATCACATATTGCCTCCCAACAATCCATGTAATTTCCAAGTGCGTCTACTTCGTTCTCACATTCTGTATTTATCGCATTTGTTGGCATTTCTGGCTCTGTTTTTTCTTTCTCCGCAGAAACTTTTTCAAAATATGGCGGTTTTTCCTGCTGCTTATCCACAAATGTATCTGTTTTCTGCACATTTTCTGTGGAATCTGCCTTATTATTGCCGTTTTCCGGTAAATACTCTGGATGATTAAGCACGTTGTCCTGCCCTGGTATCTGCTCTTCTACCGGCTGGGGCTTAGGTTTCTCAATCTTGGCTTTCTGTACTTTCTTTTCTTTCCTCTGCACTGGCTTTTCCTGTTGCACCGGTGCAACTTCTGCTTTTTTCGGATATTCCTCTTTATAGATGCTTGTCCATGCCTTAGCCGGATCTTCTGTATCCACTGCCATGCTAAATATATTTATTACGGATTCCGCAAGCTCCTCTATGTTCCACTCTGTCTTTTCCATGTTTCTAACATTAGTTATTGTAATTCTGCCAGAGTCTGCCTTGATACTTAACATAAGACGGCCAACACCTAAAAGACGAACTGAATATATCATTTCTCCTGCAGGAGCAAATATATCTATCAGCTCTGCTGTCTCATATGTTGATGTATGTATCTTCATAAACAGTTCTGGATTGTCATGGAACAGCTGATGCAGTACCTGCTCAAGTTCATTAAGTTTTTTTATACATTCTTCTTTGCCCTCGATTAAAATCTCTATGTCAGATATCTTCTTTTCCTCATCGATTTCTTTCTTAATATCCTCTATTTCAGATTTAGAATAATCCGGCGATATTTCTTCTATGATTTCATCTGGCATATTAAGCATTAAAGCAAGCTTAGCATATCCAAATCCTTTATACTTATCCCCCAGGGTAGAATCATCTTCTTTACTTCCGAATCTCTCATTTATAGCAATGAATCTGGACACCTGTGTCTTATCCAAGCCATATCTTGTTTTAGCGTAATCAATTACATTTGCATACGGTGTATCCATAAGAATATCCGTATCTCTTGCTATCTTTAATAGATATCCTATTCTTATAAAGCTCTCGGCACTCTTACTAAATTCCGTATCCAATGCCTGCTGCCACTCATCAAATGTTCCTGTAGGTATTATCTCTATCATATTTTTCTCCTTCTGTTAAATTGTCTGCATAAAATCCGCCTCCAGAACATCAGCAAGCAACTGTCCGGCCAACTTACCATGCCATACTTTTTTCTGTTCTTCTCTCAGCTTTTTATATTCTTCCTTACGCTTTTTATCTGCTTTTATTCCCTGCTTTATTTCTTCCGCATTCATAACCTGCTTAAAATGCTCCATAAATTCATATAAAAATGGTATTGCTGGCTCAAGGTCTGGGTTCTGATTATCTCCAGTTGTTCTTTTCTGCCTTATGTTTCCGGAAGCTTCTACTTCAAGTGTGTACCAAGGCATATCTTTCTGGTTAGTCTTCCTCAGAAAAAACGGATATGCTTCTCTCTGCTGGATCCTGTCGTAGTAAAAATCTGCATGGTCCATACAATGATTTAATGCTATCCCTTCTCGAACCATATCCTCTATACATACAGGTGCTACAACCGAATATTCGTTATTGCTGTATTCATACTTCTTTAAGTCTGGCAGAATCTTATTGCACAATGGCCATTTCTTTTCTAACTTTTCCGTCTGATTCTTTATAGATGTTCCACGAGAAAATAATATTGCATTCATATGTGCCTGTTCGAGATTCTTCGGCATAGAAATCTGCGTGCTGGCAATATTCCATTTATTTTCTTCTGCAAGGTAATAATAATCTCTGTATGTAATAAATGTCTGTTTAAAGGTCTCTCCGCTTAATATCTGCTGCCGTCTTATGTAGTTGTATACTTTCAGATATTTTATTGGCTTAGGTAGAAAATTAAGCTCACTTACTTCTATTTCATTCTGCCCGAATTCAGATATCATATCGTCTGGCCATATTGTATTTACCAGCTTTTCATACTGCATCCACTTCAATGTTACAAGCGTTGGAGTCATATTTTTTAATCTTTTAAGGCGGGCATTATCAATTTTGAGCATCTTGGCTAATTCCGTTTCATCCTGGTTTAGTAAATTTTTATCATATCCTGTTTTGATAATTTCCTTTGCCAGTCCAAAAAGCTTTATTTTTGCCAACATTTCTATTGCCGGATTGCCTTTTTCTACATACAAATACTTTACAAGGCTACATGGCAGAACCGGCCACAAGTCAATTGCACTGTTTCTTAATACACTTTTCTTTAAAAGACTTAGATTTCTGGGATAAAGCTTAATCTTTCTATTGTAATATTCATACGGGAGCTTACTTTCCTGTTTACAGAATCTAAGGTATTTATTCTTATATGTTTCGTATTCATATGTTGTTATTCGTCCATCGCTATACATGAATGTTCTCTGATATTCTATAAATGACCAATCCGGTTTATCGTATGTTGCATTCCTGTATGCAGAATTAACTTTAAATGTTCTTACAACATATCCACCTTCAATCCTTTGTATACAGCTTGTTGATATTGCCCGTGTTCTTAAACCTTTTATCTTGCTTCTAAGCTTAAATATAATTTTCTTATGGCAGCAAGGGCATTTACCTTCTCCGTTTCGTTTCGGTTTTATAAGTGGGACTTCCTTTTCACAGTAGGAACAATACCCTGTAGGACTGTGTATACTCTCATAAAAAATAAAGTTTTCATTCATAGCCTCATGCTTGGACCATCTCTCAAATCCTTTCAGCACAGGCGGGGTTAACGCCAGTTCCTCATCCCACGGTTCCTGTTCCTTTTCTTCAGCTTTTTTAATACTATATAATTTACAACGATGCTGATATTCAATAAGCCCTTCAAGTCCGCTCATATTGGTTCCTAGAAATTGTTTTATCTCCTTTTTACCATCATTATTCTGCCATATTGTTCTTTTTCTTATTTTCAAGTCAGGCTCATAATCAAAGAATCTTATTGTATCAATTCTTTCAAGATTAAATACGAGTGCATTTGTCCATCTTATTTCTTTACCGTCTTCGGGATTTCTTTCTCTTGTGATGTATTCACATCCTTTAGGATTGCAATATATTTCATATACAGGATACTTAAACCCTTTTGCTACATCATCCGGAAAAAATACTGCAATCATAAGAATAGAACCCCGGCTCTGACACCTAAGCATCATGTCATATTTTGTGCTGTATGTGTATTTATGCCAGCTGTATTTATAAACAATCGGCTTATCCAGCTTATTATCCTGTGCAATCCTTCTCATTGTCGGTGTCGCATATATGCGTTTTAATGCTCTTAATTCTTTTCTTTGCATATTGCGCCACCCCTCAATCTATAGTACTTATCTGCTTTTATCTTTGTTCCGTCTACATATAAGGCCTGTATCGATTCTATTTCCAGACTATCTCTTTTCTCTTCAATCAGAAATATATAAGAGCCTTTAACTCCTCTGCCTCTCGGTTCTTTGCCTCTTACTATAATAAAATCTCCTTTTAAATTTACGGATCCTACATCACGATTAAGATGTGTTCCTTTTTCCTCTCTGTCTGGGTGTTTCCGAATATATTCACATGCAAGCGCTGCAAGCTGTATTCTGGTTATTTCTTTAAGCAGTGTTATTTCTGTACACGATATTCTCGTGCCATTTCCATCCTGGTTAACTTCTCCTCCTGCTTCCACGATAAAAAATCTAGAGTCCAAACTGCTGTAATATCCTAATGCACACAGTGGATTTTCTGCACAATGAAAACCATTGCGGGCACATTTAGCTTCACTTTCCCTGTAAGTCTTACCTGGTTCGTACTGCATTACGCCTTTCCCCAGAGTTGCACATAAATCTGAATTAAATGCTTTTATTGCTTTCATGTGAACCTCCTATTTTAAGTAATAATCCTTACATATATTCCTTATTTCAGCTCTGTTGGGAATTCCAAGGTATACTGGACTTCTCATTTGCTCTTTACCGTTTTTTACCTTAGTAATTTTCACAATCTTACTGCTTACAAGCTCTTTCGTATCAAATGCTTTTGCGAGAATCAGGCTCATAAACACCTTCAGACTCTTATCCTTACGCCTGACTGCTGCCCTTACTGCTTCATCATTTACGCACATATCCGTTACAATGTCGTACCAATCTTCAAGAACTCCCTTAAGTTCTAAATCTGCCCTCTCAATCTTTAATTTTCCAAGTGCAGCCATAAGCGGATTGCACAGCTCTGCCATATCTCCTGTTATATAGTCTTCTGCATCATCCTGATCCAGTCCGTTCTCTTTTGCTATATCCCTTACAGCCTGCATGTCCCCCTGTTCAAGCTGTGCCGCAGCTGCCTTATTTATTTCTTCTGCAGAATCAAATTCTCCAAATACCTCAAACATCTTATTTCCTCCTACAAATAATTTTTCATAAAAACCTGCATCCATTCACTGTGGCTGAATACCTGTTCAAATCTTGCCTGACCTGCTATTATAAGCTTCAGGTCCGTTTCCCTGCATTTATGTACTGCATCCTTGCCGGTTCTATGATGTTCCGGGCAAAGCCACACCTTTAAGCCGTAATGCTCTGATATCTTCCTGTTTGCCGTTCCGTGCATGATATGGTGACACTCAAGCCCATTAGACGGAAGCCGTCTGAAAATGTTATTCTGCGTCATTATCTGCCGGCATATATAACATTCCTTTATGTCCTGCATTATGCTTTCCATATGTCTCCTTTCCCCGCCCCGCGCACAGGGCGGAACTGCTGCCAGATTTTGCTATGTGATATATTCTTAACCGCGTACACGGATAAGTATGTAGATACTTTTAGAGTAAAATGCTACTCCCATTCTGATTTCATGCGGCTTTGTGCCGTTATGAGTTATATGTTGTCTACCTCTGGATGCTGGCATACATATAACTGTCTCTCCAACTTCGCTATCTCTCCGCCAAGTATCGTAAGATTAGCAACCTTAATGCTTGTTTCATTCGCTGTTTTACAGGGTGGCATCATGTACGCCGCTTTTCTTAGCCACTTAAGGCGAGCCAGCTCCTTTTTTATCTTTATCTCGTCCATGTTGCCTCCATCTTCTTAAGCTCATATTCCATCCACTTTGTAAAATCATGTGGCTCATCCGACCAGCTTATAACATGTCCGCGGCTTACATTTAGGTACTGCTGCCATAAATCCGCATTCTTTACTGGCTTGCCTGTCTTTTTCTTCCAACCGTCCTTTTCCCACCGTTGTGGCCAAGCATTTCTACAACTGTTTAACACATGCTCACATTCTGTATTTATGCGGATTTCACAGTTTTCATGGAAACGCATAAGTGCATGTATTATTGCCTGCAGTGTTGCCTGGTTCTCTGTTACATTCTCAAGTGTGCCTTTTCCATTACGGACAAATTCCTTGCCATTAATAACTATCTTTAAGACATACATGTATGCGACATGCTTACGGACTGCTGGTCCTCTTGCACTTGTTTTTATATAAACATCTACTTTCTGCACTAACCACACTCCCTTCCTTTATGTCGTCGGAACTTGGCTTCATAATATCTAAAGCCCATCTCAGATATTCCGGTTCTCTCAGAATCCTTAACCATGTAATATCCTTGTTTCTCATATTTGCGTATTGTGCTTCTCCTTGTTTTATCTGCAAACGTATTTGCATTAACTACCTGTTTTACAATCACTGGCTCTTTTAAGTTTCTTGAAGAATTCCATCTCTTTCCTATTCTTCTGCCAAGAGTCTCCTCTGTCTTATTTGCATACTTAACAAAATACTGAGCAATTCTTGTGTAGTCATTGTCACTGTCCAGCGGCTTTACATGGACAAACCCTTTGTTCCAACATCTCTTTAATACACGCACATCACATACACTCATGATCATGTGAATATGATGCGCTCCCTTGCTTCCTATCTCTTTAACATAGATGTACTTTAGAGGACCAATGTTCTCAAATTCTCTCCTCAAAGCTTTTAGCAGATTGCGAATATCTACTGTCATATCATCAGGCGTGGGAGGTCGGCTCTCCCTGGCATAAGTCCATGTAACCAACATTCCTGTCTCATCTGTAAAATTGGTATTCATCTTTGCCGCCAGCTTCCTTTCTGCCAGTCTCCGGTTTATAGTTTCCTGTTTCGCTGTTGTTACCTTCTCCCGGCTCTCCCTTCTTTCCCCTCGACAGTTATATCTAAGGGTGTGATATCGTCTTATTGTTATTACGCTACCTGCTATACATATTTCCTTTATGTATGGCATTAAAAATTGTCTCCTTGGTTCTTAACTTAATTAATACAATCAAGTTTTTATAGGGATTTCTCCCCATTATTTTTCTTGATATTCACATCAAATATTGACTTTATTCTTAAAATGATTTATTATGTATTCAAGTTGTTACGCAACTTGTCGATTTGGTTCGAGCCGCTTCTCCAAGCGGCTCTTTTTATTTACTCTGTCTTATCTTCTGTGACCTTATGTTCTCTACGGACATGAAGGCGTTCATCACTATCAAGATACACACTGTAGGTAACCCCCCCCCATCTTTGATTGTGAGCTTATCAAACTCACTTCTCATAACAGGTCTTACTGCAGCTTTCAGTACCTCTCCTATCTGTTCACTATTAGCAAGCTTCAGGCACTCGTCTTCTGCCTTACGCACTCGCCTTTCTACATTCCACCATGCTCTTGCACCTTCACATTTACATAGTTTTGTTGCTTCCTCTGAAATATATGCATCCCAGTCGTCTGGTCTGTCTTCATATGTAGCTGCAACATCATCAGTAATCTCAAGCATTGCCTGCTGTCCGCAATACATGTATCTTCCAAAATATGTACTTTTTGTCATTTATACCTCCCTCAGCCTGAAGCTTCCCGCCGGCACCTTGTTCTTATGTTCCAACTTGTGAAGCCTGCACATCCACTTTGCCGCGTCCCTTATGCGTCTATCGTCTACCGCCGCATTAATACGCTTGTTGTATGCAATTATCAAACCTATGTCTCTCATGTTGCCTCCTTACTACGGACATACCCCATAGCACTTAGCCCTTGCTCATTGAGGCGCTGTCCGTATTCTTTCTTCTTATTCTCATCCAGGGTTGAGAAATCTATTATCTTCTCCCCATCTATAATCTTTATAACTATATTCACTCTCTCACCTCATGGCTCTTTATGTTTTATATGCTACTTACGGTCTTTAGGTTCATGACATAAAGCCAATACTGTTAAACAAATAATTACTGTTATTGCTACTGATGTGTAATTCATTCAATCCTCCTTCATTTTCACCCAATCTTCTACATCTTTCTGTGTCATTCTCATAGGAGCAAGCTTTGCACTCCAGTATTCCGACTCTACTGTTACAACCTCAATGTTTTCTTCCTGCATATACCTTAGTAAGTCCTCTGGCTTACCGAAGTTAGCATATTCTGTTCTTATAATCATCTGCCTGCTCCCTTCTTTGTTGTATTTAATAATGCAAGTTAAAAATCTGCTTGCTTCTCATTCCTTGCCTTCTTGCTTTGCTAAGCAGCTATGATATATACACTAATGCACTTATCCAGAAAGCATTACAATTACTAGCACAGCTATTGAAAAATATATTGGGAAGTTAGGATGCCTCTCTCTGAATGGTATCCTTATAACTTCATAATGCTTAATACCTGATACTTTCATTTTCTTTATAGCTGATAACGCCTGAATAAATGTCTTTGTTCTCTCTTCCATAAATGGTTCATAACTGCGAATTATATATTTGTAGGTTTTATGCTCAATTACTCTCTCACCTCCTCGAATAGATAATTACTTGCATAAATGTCTTTTTGCTCCTATACTTTAATAGCAAGCTATTGCAGTAGCTGAGTAATCACGAAAGGAGTTTTGTAAAAATGTGGGATATTATCAATAAAATATCTTCTATTTGTGGTATTATTGGATTTTTAATTTCCATTTGTTCTATATTTTTTAATATCTTCATAATTAAAATCCTCAATTCTCAAAAAAATGAATATAATAAAAACAGCAATATACATTACGAAAAGTTGCAATCCCTTTTCGATAGCATTTATGAAGACAAAATTATCTCACCCAAAGTTTGTGACTCATTAATTCAAGAATTACTATCTATAAGATTGAACTTCTCTCTAATACTTTCATTTTCTTATCATTACA